AAGTAATTAAAAAATTCCTCACTCCCTACTAAGGGAAACTTACCTTTAAAATCAGGCAGAGACAAGGCAAGATCCATCTCCTTAGAGAAAGCGGCAGCCGTGTCAAAATTTGATGCCGCTATATAACCCCCTGACGTTTCAGCAAAGGCCTCCCTAGCATTTAAACTTGCTTTTGATTTTGGATTAACTAACCAAGATGCAGATTCCCTAGCAGCCCCTGAAAGAGCAGGTATAATAGAAAAAGTTACATCAGGTCCATTTAACCCCTTTGTGAAAATTGTAGACCCATAATTAGCTACTGGTTCATTGGATGCGCCTGGAAACCACCTGCTGGATTTCCCGCTACCTACTGCTGCCCCACTTATGTCCCCTAACAGATTCTGAAATATATTACTAGCTGCAGTCTGAGCTAAATTTATTCCAATATTCCCTAAAACTCCCCCTGCCCCTGATGGTGATAAGGTATCAGTCAAAAATTGATTGAAAAGTTGTCCCCCAGCAGAAAGAGCGCTCCTCTCGATTGATGGCAGAATATTATCGAATGCTGTAGGCTCCACCCCGAGAACTTGTCTCCATTCCTCTGGAGTTACTTGATTCAGTGCAACATTAATAACAGACCCGCCTAAAGTTTGAACTATGCTATTCCCTAAGCTATTAATGGCCCCATTAGCCGTAATGGGGAATGTAGGGATCACCCCGCCAGAAAAATTAGCCATCAGGACCACCCCCTATTGCGTACTTTTCGGTGTTGGGGCGCCTTCTTCTTATTTTTTATGTCGGTGTTCTTTTCTAGGGAATCTAACGACTTCTCGTCCATCCTATAGGTACACACCCAGCCCTGCTCAGTAGGTAAGATCTCAAATAGGAACTTGTATTTATCAAATTTAAATGAACCAGAAAAGGTTCCGTCCTCGTCCTGTAGGAAATTATTCTTTGGAGACGGAAAATTCCCGGACCTATCTCTTATCGTATCCACCTTCTCACCAAACACACTATAAATAACTGCTGACAGAACCTTCTGGGCTCTTTCAGACGAACTCAAATTATCTTCAACAAAGTCTAATGATTCCTCTTGCTCATTAGAAAAAATACCACCCAAGTCAAGGTGCTCTATGGATTCAGGATCAGGCCAAAAATCAGGCTCTACCTTACTTAGCAATTCGATGGCTTCGTCTAGCTCCCAATTCTCTAACTCACCATCTATAGAAAACTTAGAAAAAGCCGACAGCAACGATACATCCCCATCCTGAAAGCAATGGCTAAAATGCTCAGAGTAAGTCTCAGGAACGCATTCAAAATCCCCACGACTAGCTTCGTAAAGAAGACGAGCCATAGGGAGAGCTTTTGCGAGGTATGCTGAATCGGGATTCATTCATTGATGTTTATCTAAAGGAGTTTTACCCCCTTTGCCGCACCCTTGACTGCCCAAGCAAAGTGCCAGAGGTTAGATACCAAGGGACAAATACCGAATGTCAAATACCAAGGGACAAATACCCAATGTCAAATACCAGACACCAATCAAGTAGAAACCGGAATTTCCAAACAAATCTTAGCAAAGGCCTTTACTGCCTGGTCGTAATGGTCGTTTCTAGTATTATGCTCAGGATTATTAACTTCAGAATAGAAGGTTTCATCCCATAGCAACTCATCGATGTTCCATTTGGGGTTTGGTTCACACAAGTCAAACAACTCGATGGGGCTACCTTTTACGGCATTGTCACACATATCCCCGGCGGCAGCTTTGTGCTTTGCCAGCTCACTAGGGTGCTTAATGTCAACTTTCATCCTATGTTTAGCCCACTCAGCAACGCCAATTTCCCCGTTAAGTTGCTCTTGGATTTTTCCATTGGGGTGACATGCTCGTGTGTTTGAGAAGTAAATTTGGTTCTTATCGTCGCACAACTGAGTCCAATCTCTATCTACAGTGTGAAGCAAGATTTGGCGTTTGTGAATAACGTCGTTGGGTTCCCCTTTGTGGGATGCCCTATAGATACTACCTGCTATGTCATCGGCTTCATAACCAAGACGCCAAAACCACGGAAAATACATCTGGCAGTAATTCCTACCTTCATTGTAAACAAACCAGAATGCATCTGATTTCTCACTCCGTGTCCCTTTATAGTGAGTGGCAAGTTCTTTGACATCAACTCCTCCAGCTGCCGCATAATCGACCCATGCTTGTTGAACTACTTCGGATTCCTTCATAAAATCATCCCTCCAGTAGTTATTTGTCTCTGGATTGCGATAATCCGCAGCAAATACAATACGGTAAGGATGCCTTTTCATGAACTGTGGACCGCGATTTACGAAAAGTGCCCAAGCTCCACGAACCAGCTTCTTTTCGACTTCTTTGCTGAAGGATCCTTCAATTTTTGATTCATACCAACCCAAAACAGCAAAGCACATGACGTTGAAGTCAATGACTAGAAGGGGGCTAGGGGAAGTCTTTAAGACGATAGTTTTTTCGAGTTTGGGCCTGTCCGTCATCTTGGCATAGGGAGGTCAATGTAGTATGTTGGAAGTCCGACTTCCTGCTCTTGGAATCTAGAGTCTGGGAGGCTTAGCCATTCCCCGGACCTGAATTCCCACACATCACAATCCACCATTGAGAAAGTTCCATCATTGGCAGGGAATGCTACAAGGTAATCTTTATCTGTTGTGGGATAATCTTCGGCGATTTTCCAAAATCCTTTTACGATCTGGTTGTTCATTGATTCGAGAGTTGATTTTGAAGCGTAGTTACTATGGACTTGAGGTCTTCAATTTCCTCGTGCAGGATGGAGATCTCCCCCTTAAGCTTGGCAATTTGCTCATCGTGTTCCTTATCCTTGTAAAGAAGGCTGCCTGTTTGAGCGTCAAATAACGAACCGTAGATCGTAGGAAATTGAGTCGCAAACACCGAGCGTACAGCTCTTGCAAGTTCTACATGTTCCCACTGAGCCACCCCCTGATCGTCCCTTACGTTGATGTAATGGATGAAAGAACGAACGTTACCGGTGATATAGAGACGTGTGTAGACCCCTTCAGGAAGAACAAAGCGGGCCAATTCCTTAGCGATACCACGCCCAAGGAGATTATTGTAGGCAGTGATCGCAGCTTTGTAAGCAAACTCAAACTCTGCCCACATGAAGTCGGTTAGACTCTTATCATCGGCGACAAAACTATTTTGCCGGTTCTTGGTATCCTGAACTCTCGCTTCTTCGGGCATATAGAATAGGTCTCGGTAGGCAGGAAGACCGTCGGTGTAGTTTCCCATAAAACCTTGGTCCTCATACCTCCCAGAAAATTGCTGAAAGCAAAAAGATCGATGCCGCAAAGCCTGGATTGAGATTGCCAAAGGAGTAACAACTTCGACTGACATTGTGGCATTTTCAAACACACTCCAATGTCCATGTTTAGCGCAATGCTTTAGTAGACCCGAGATTTTAGGGTTGCTTTGATCTTTGCTTGTCACCCTCGCAATGTATGCAATGTGCTCCTCAGCATTGGGGGTAACGGTAACGAGACGGGACTTGCTAGACCCCTCAATAAACCAGGGATTGTTATTTTCCATTAGTAAATTTAAAAATTCAAATCAATTTCATCTGCGCTGGCTTTAGCCGGATCGTACAAACCAGACATTAATTCCAGTACTTTTAGGGTGGAAAGGCAATCAGACATGGCATCGTGCGCCGGAAGTGCCGAGAGGTTTGGCAATCTTTGCCACTTAAATCCATCCTTCTTATCGCTCCACTCACCGCACCATTCCGAATATCTATCCATGGCACAGGATACTCCCGAAGTCTTAGGGGGTTCGAGATTGTACTTTTTGTAAAGATGCCATAGAAGCTTCAAGTCAAAATCTGCATTGTAAGCAATAAGGTGCTTGCCATCAAGGATAAACGACAGCATTTTGGCGATTTGCGGAAAAATCGGAGCATCCATAACCATTTCATTGGTGATTCCGTGGATGTCGATTAGTTCTTGGGTAAGCGGTTTGTTGGGTTTAACAAGCATGGAAAAAGTTGGACGGCCCTGCATGTTAATGACAGAGATTTGTACGACTTCGGTATCTGGATCCTTGTTAAGGATGCCGGTAGTTTCAACGTCGAGAATCAAGGATTTTCTATCCCCTAGACGTTCTTTGGACCAATTTTCTGAGTTTTTCTTAAACTCTGCTAATTTTTCTTCGGATGGTTTCATTTTTGAGGTTTTCTCATTGCTATTGTAGCAAGTCTCCATGAAAAGTCAATCTCCTTCCCCATACTCCCTAGAGATTCGCTCTCTCCACTCTAAAACCTTAGTGAAAGCATTGATTAGATCCGTAGAGAAACCTCTTACGTGCTCTATTTCCTCGGGGCCATCCCAAAGCTCAAACTCATAGTATTCTTTGCCGTTGGAGAAGCCGTTTTTAATTTCGATTTTCATGATTAACTTTTGGTAGAATTCCGTAATCAGTTGACCCAAATAATCCCCTATCAATTGATTTACCCCCCATCCTTCTGTAAGGGTAGACCAACCCGGTGAATCTTATTCGTTCGTTTTGGCTAGGTAACTTTCCTATTTGTTGTAATTGTTTCTTAAGAATCCACAGATGGTCAATAGCTATAGATTCCCCAAATGGCACTGGAGTGACAATGAGGTTCACAAGTAAGACCGAGTCAAGGTCTTTCCTCCTTTCATGGCATTTAAATTCCTTCACCCTGCCAGAGCATTCCACGGTGGTTCCATCTAGAAATTCAAGATCGGTTCTTTGCCGAATAACGGAGTTTGTCATAGCACCACTCGCCACAGTCATTATAGCACATACATCTGAAGGGTAAAATTATCGTTAGCAAACCAGGAAACAATGACAACAGGTAAAACCACTTTCGGCCTTAATAAAGGTGAGTACTCCGATAAGATAACCAGAATCATCGATAACCACCGGACCAATAGTCGCTTAATTGGAGCCCCAAAAGATTTTGTTCTACGGTCTTGCCGACTAACGGAACAATGGATGAAATTATCAAATGAAACCGATGTAGAAGTCTACATTCGCAACATAGACATCGCCAGTGGCAGGAAAGTCAAGATGATTTCCCTGGAAAGGGGTGGCACTAAACAGCCAGTAGGCAAACAGAAGCTTATTGACATGTTATACCCACCTAAAAAGATCGGCACTGCCCCGTCTCCAGAAGAAAAACATTATAATGCGGTTAGATCGTCAATGAGGCTGGCGGTTAATGATCAACTAAAGGCGTATAGATCGTCTGTATCACTACCGATTATCTGTATGATAACAGGGAAAACCATTAGGAACGGGGTCAAGACAGACGTTGATCATGTTTTGTTGAGTTTCTCTGAAATTGCAGACTCTTTCATGGCTTTTAAAGGTTTGGTTTATGCTGATGTGCCCCTAGTGGGCCCTCCCACGGCTAAAAAGTTTAAAGACCAGCAACTATGGAAAGATTGGCAAGAGTTTCATAGAGGTGCTGCCAAATACGCATTGGTCTTAGCTAGTGCTAACCGAAGCAAAGGATGTGGAACTTATTGCACGCCCATGCCCCTAATTGGTTCATTTTCAAAACAAGGTCCTGAGGATTTGTCCTTAGATTTTTAATCATGGACCAGGGGCAACATAAGTCTCAGTTAAGGGGACGCCCCTCCAGTCTTCTCCATCGAACAACCAGAGCATGGGTACACCGGGATCAGCACCGTCTGGTTGAACCCAAGATTCACCTAAGCAAGGGTCCGGAGTTGGGGGATTTTCACCCACTGCGGTGGGGCCAATTTTTATAAGTTCAGTGCCAGCAGAGTCTGCAAAAAACAAACCAGGCTGTTCTATGTTCGTATTAACGGCAGGTTGTCCCTGCAGCAGAAGGGTTGGATCGGGTCGAACACCGAGGGTGCTCTTCCTGAGGATTTGAATAGGGGTGAAGGTCATTATAAGGGGTCAGTGTTTTTGTCTAAATGTTTTTGTAATTTCAAAGTAACATATAATCATACTTTCGCTATTAAGATCATACCGTGATTTAGGTGTTCATTTATGATGGAGTTTCCTATTTGTTTGTATAAATAATACAAATCGTGAGCACCTGGGTCTAGTGCTCTTGCCCATTGGGATCCTGTAGTTTGGTTATCAACTTGGGTCTCCCCGTAAAAAGCATCATCTACTGGAAAGGGAGTATTAGCCAAATTTAAATCCAACCCTGGTGCAACGTATGCCGTAGCCACGTTCGGCGGTGACTGAAAATTATTGTATATGTCTAGGAAACATGTTACAAGGGTATTTCCTGCTTGAATAAAGCTAATACGGGGAGCCACAGGGTAGACGCTACCTGGCACTAGCGCCCAATTATTCGCTGTTGGCGAGTTCCAACTGCTGCCGAAAAAGTACACAGCTCTAGCATCATACAAGTTATAATAGTTAGCCAAGTATAATCTTGGGTAATCAGCAGAGTTCACATCGTATATGGCCCCACCGAGACGCATCGTCGAAGTGCCAGCCGTAGTTGTACGGACTAATCCGACAAATCTTCTGGAAAGATCGCCTAATTTACAAATAATACCGTTTTGGCTGGACCGTGAAGGGGGGGACTGGGGGTTCGCCCATGCCACGAAATCGACTAAAAGGTTGGGGGCCAACAAAGGGTTAGAAGCATTTCCGTTGTACACATAGATATCGTAAACTGTGTCAGGAGACGATGCAGGGGCTAAACTTCTCGTTAATACCCCTGAGAAAGGCACGATTTGCCAAACTTGTTCGGTAGTGTTGTATAGGGCTATTTCACTACCATTGTAAGGGTGAATGTAAAGGTTGGTACTATTAAGCTGGTTGCTACTTGGGACAGGAGAGGATCCAGATAGGCTGAGTCTTAAATTTACAACGCTCTTGATAGCAGAACTAACAGCATATGATAAACTATAAGGGGTGATAGCCGTGTCGGTAGACAGGAGTTGTTGAGATTCCTGGGTAGTGGACAATCGGATAATGCCCTGATCGGTTTCAGTTGCAGATCTGAAATTCGTATACCACTCTGGTGAGAAAATTGGGGCCCCGTCGATTTGACACCCAGACGAAAACTCCATGTTGGTTGTCACATTAAGAGAGTCTACGGTCAAAGCCGGGTAGTAAGTCGGCAAATCTACCCCCGAGAACGGATTTCCAATGTCGGAAATTCCTATGGTTGATCCCGTGCTCAAGTCAGTCAGTCCAGCAGGTGTTACAAAGAAACCTTCTTGGTTGAAACCGGTTGCATAAACTCGGCCACCAAGTTCATTAGTGAAATAATATGTGAACTGGTTTTGTGGGGACAAATCACCTTGATAACGGGGGAGAGCCTTCGTATAGTTTAAGAAACCAGCCCACTCCCAAGCATGGCCGAACATGCGTAAAACTGATGGCCGCCTGAACTCAATGGGCCAGTTCGACAATAAGTTGGCTGCCCCATTAGGGACATAGCCTTTCATATCCACATTAGAAGCCGGGTTTAATTCCCTGGAGGCAGTTGGTACCGGCAGCAAAATGCTGGTAACTTGCGGGGCAGTGAAGCCGATGCCAATTAAAAATTGGTAAACACCCCTATAGTCGGTTGCCGTGGTGTACTGGGAAATAATCTTAGGGTCAGTGGACCAACAAGTAGTTAGATTATAGCCACAATTTGTAGTGGGTTGATCCCCATCTGTATCATTATCGAAATAAATTACGGGGGCTGTGTTGATGAAAAAGTCGTAAGCATTATAGTCAGATCGCATATGAACATAGGACTGACTCCACTTTTCGGTGTCAAAAGCAGCGTCCGAGTTTTTAACTACACATGTGAAGTGCTTATTTTGATATTTAACTGTTTCACCTGGCCTGTAGTAATTACCTGCAGTCCAGACATTAGAAGGGTTCGCTCTTTCCAGAATAACTTGGGCTTTCCTGACAACAGGGTCAGTTCCGATTGGGATGGGGCCCGATTTATTGACAATCACCATGTCAGAATCAGGAAGCAAGCCTATGATACCGCCACCAGAACCTAAAGTAGTTTGAATTACATAGTCTCTTAGGGGGGTGCGAGTGTTGCTATCAGTGTTGGTGGCATTAATACTATAGCGTCTTTGGCTCAAAGAGCGACTATCTGTAAGGCGTCGGACATAGACCTTGCTGCCCACCAAATTAGGGGCACCGTCAACCCCCGGGAAATCCCCTCTCTGGTTCCCCATTGGAACGGTAATTTGGATGTTTTCAGGGTTTGAGGAACTCCAAGCCGCTGAGGATAAAGGTGCCCTCCAATCGGGTCCGCTTGAGTTCTCAATCCACAAGTAACTACCACTTGCAAAAGTATAATTCTTAGACGCAAGAACCTGTGGAACACCGGGGTAAACCTCCGAGTCAATTAACGGTTGAGTCAGGGTGATGTTAATGGCATTATTTGCTACACCTGCACTTACAACCCCTAAAGAAATGTTATTTACTACAGTAGTTTGATCTATCATGTTTGTTGCCAGGTTTATTGTGGCAACGTTCCAGTTTGTATCTTGAGGGAATGCCTCCGCCTTGTACCCCTCTGCCAAAGCAGCACAACCCCCAAAAGAACTGTTAGAGTTTGTAATAGAGATTTCACCGCCTGACTTCACCCAGTGATGTATACCTTGGCCAATCGCAAATACGGAAACCTCCTGAATGAATGCTTCATTGATGGCCTTAATGTGGAAGCTTCTCTTCGTAGGATCCATCCTAACATTATTAGGATCTAACGCAATGTATGAGTCGTAATTGGCAATTGTGTTGGTCCAAGTTTTCGGACCCGAATTATACTTCTGCCAACAGCTTAAGTCCCTCTGCAAACTAACTCCAGTAAACTGAGCTGTAACCATGGATTTAAACCCAGTCACATCATTACCGTCAGCATTGATACCGCAAAGACCATAGGCCGACCGTACAGAGCAGTTGAAGATGTACGGGGACGCCCCCATGATGCCATCTGTATCTTGTTCTGGAGTGCCCGGTGGTTGAGGTGCAACAATCTCTGTTTCCCCCGGGTTGACAGGAACGTCAGGGTAGGACTGAGCGAAAATTGTCTGAACTTTTGCATAGTAATCGTCCAAATCCGTATCAGAAACGAACGAAAAACAATCTAGGAGGTGATGACTATCGGAAAGACCTTCCTTATCCTTGAAAGTGAAGTTAAAGAAAAATCCCCCACCAGTAATCCTTAGGATAGACCCCCGATCGGTATCAATATCCCCCGTCTTTGGCGGGACGTATAAGGGTCTGATCACAGTCTTCCTTAGGTCTTCACCGATGACTGATACGCCCCTGGGCAGAATAACACCGGGGTAATTCACGCTATTCATGGCCCTTAATTGGGCGGCGGACGGAATGGTATCGTTTACCCAGGCTGAAACGGACGCGCTACCAATGGCATTATCAATCAATGCAACCCCTGCAGCACACTTAATCACAAAACGGTCAAATGACTGAGAATCCTGACCTGGGCCATTTTGAATTCTAGCTACTTCTAATGCAGCTCTTTGGAGGGTTTTGAAAGGCTTTTGAGCAGTATAGCCAGCCTGCGTCATTTGGTTGGTGACAACTGGTGTTGCAGTACCGTCGTATATTCCGGTTACATAAATATCACTCCCGATTTGAGAGTTCACGTAGAGAGTATAAGTTCCTGTGAGAAGGGCTTCGTTTAGGTCAGCAGGGCCATAGGAGGTCTGGATCCAATTGCCACCGTAATTTATAAATAGATTACCATTCTCACTGTTCCAATATAAACCACCTTCTGGGGCTCCCCCTAAGCTTGTTCCGATAACCGGGTTAGTAGTGGAAATAGGCAATGCGGCTTTGAGGTTAGAAGCGTTAGTACCGTCCTCTACTAAGCCAAAGCCGGGGACTCTGCCCCAAGATAAATTATTACCACTTCTAAAGACTAGTTGACCATTTACCAAGGGGGAATTTGGCCATATGTAGGAGTTAAATGCTGTTAGACTGTTGGTCTTTACGACCCCTACAGACGTACCAGATGCAAAATTTATGGTACCATCAGGTAAAATCTCAACTCCTACGCCTGCTTTAACACCCTGGACTTGGTCCTCAAGAACCTCACCCTGGCTTGCATCCCCAGCTATGTATTGGGCTCTAGTTAACATCTGATTTTTTTCATCTAGTATGGTTATTTTACCCGCACCGGGTGTTTACTGTATGATACCAGCACCATCAGCAAGTTCTAGAACAATGCTGGGACCCCATTTCAAGAACGAGGGAGCACCATATTTACCTGACGGGCAAGTTATAAACTCAGCGTTAGTTATGACCCTGATGTTTATTGTGGTGCCTTCTGCGGGGCCTTCGGTGAATATTATTTTAGACCCCTCTACCCGGTATGAGTAGTCACTTTCGGGAGCACCTGGGAAATAAGGAATCTGCATAGCCCCACCTAAATTGACCATAATACCCTGAGAACTCACCGAAGCAGCATTAACGGGTCTTGGCAAGGTTTCCCCAACATCAAAATATCCATAAGTCAAGTCAAACTCGGTTTTTACACCATTGAATTGACTAGAGATTGAATTTAAAGAATATACTTGAACGGGGTAAACCGATTGAATAGCCCAGAAGGAAGAGGTGCAAACAGTTCTAACATCGAATATAGTACCAACTGCAAGAGCCTCGGAGAAGGTAATCTCCATTTCCGAACCAGAAAGCCTGGTCATGGCATAGGAATAGGGTTCCAAGGGACCAACAGTCGTAAGAGGTAATTGCTCGGTACCTCCTAAGAACACAAAAGTATTATTGGCATTGATGTCAAATGGGGTCAAATTAATTGTAGGATCTTTTGATACCAAAGTAAAGGAGAACCTGACACCATCGATTTGTTGACCATCTTTAATCTTCAGGGGCACCATTTGCAAGGTTCTATTGTCGTCATCAGATGTAATGATTCTGATGTCACTTACTGCCCCCGGTAAAGGGGCTTCACTGAAGGTTATTTGATTACCATTAACTGTATAGTTATTGCCAGGCACTTGAGTGACAGCACCCAGGATTGCAAAAATAGAGTTAGCCGAAAGCTGAGACGGAGGAATAGGTACTCCGCCTTTAGTTAAAGTGAAGGTTGTTGTTGTACCGTTGAATAGAGACGTAATCGAATCCGATGAATATACGGTAACTTGCCCGGGAAACTCCACAAATGGCTGTTGCTCGTAAATCTGTTGATTTATTGGGTTTGCGGAAGGATTGATTTGTTCGAAGTAGTTGGCTGTGAGGGCCTGTCTTTGGGGGCCAAAAATGATGATCTCACCCTTATCGTTAACACCCGTAATTGTCAACCTGCCACTCCACAAAGTAGTTGCTTGAAAGTCAGCCGCTAATTTTCTTGAAATGTCATTTGTTTGGAATTTAGGTAAGCCACGGGAATAGTTATAGTACCCGGTGTATGCCCACGTATGGGTATTAGCTATGACTATAGAGGGTTGATTGAACTCTACAGGCCACCTGCTGGTAGTTAGAGCGTATCCACCGGCTTCAGGGGTCAACGGTAGAGACCCAATAGGCAAGAGCCTTTCTCCCCAATATTTAGGTTGGAGATAAGTCAGCAAAGACTCCGAGGAATACCCCATAATCTGAAAGAACCTTAGTATTGCCCTCTTAGTGTTAGACCAATCAGGGTCATACAACCCGGGTTCAGGAATTGGATTAGTGCTGCAAACTCTAACAGAGGTTTGAATGGGCCAAGGATTTGGAATGGTACCGGAAGTAAAGTAGAAACTATTACCAGAGTTAAGTCTGATGGCCCTGATTATAGACCCGGAGATGCCTACTACTCGGACAAATTCATGATTGGTGTCATTTCCAATTCTAACGATGGAAACGGTTTGCCTTGGGTTCTGCAAAACACTGGCGGATAATACAGAGAATTCAACTATCTCGGGTCTGTATCTTTGTGTAGGCCCGGATAATTGTTCAGTTTGTATGACTTCCAATGGGCTTACTAGGAAAGTTTCTGGCCCGGTAATAGAGTCCTTGAGGCAAATGCCAAGAGACTCGGACCCATCATCGTCGTCGTACTGATTATTAACTGGGTAGGTGGTGTAAGGATTGGTAGACCCACGGAAGTAAGTAGAATTTGGATAAATTGATGAGTATTCATCAGCGGCATAGGATCCCTGGAAAGTCTGACTGACCAAGTCCTGTCTTTCTAAGGTACTAGTATCGACGAATGGAGAATTGGTTGATGTTGGGGATAGCTTCTCTGGGCCAGATGTGGGCTGGAAGTTACTAGCTTCCCCATAATAAACTGAAGTCCAATAATTATTTTCCGCAGCATACCAGTTTCTATTGGCATATGTGGTGTAGGTTCCCGATGGGTTATCAAAGGTGAGATAACTACCACTATCAGGGTCATAATTCTGCACCCAGGGCCTATCATAATCGGATGCTGTTATTGTAACATAATATTCTATGTCTTGATTACCGTCCCCAATCAAATAATTAAACTGAGGCGAAGACCCTAAAATTCCAGTCTCTACCGCATCAACAGTAAATATGCGGCCCCATCCCCCCAGTACCCCTGGGTCAAATTGGACATTTGGCCTTAAACTCGATGATCCAAGAATCTGACTGCTTTGGTTGAGACGTAGAACATCACCTATTTGAGGGGAGATGGCATTAGATGATGTATTACTTAGCACCATACTGTAGGACTTCTCAATGTCACTACGTGGGTCATGGAATCGTCTAATATAGGGTACTCCTAAAACGGGGATCAAATTAAGATCAGTCGGTATGGTACTATCTGATGACCTAATTCTTAACTGGGCAAATCTAGCTGGGTCGTCCTGACCGGTATTAACTGTGGGACCACCGTCTGTGGCCAGGAAACCACGGTATGTGCATTCTTCCGTCTCCACCCAAATTGCACTACCCGGCTTCAAAGAATAAGGAAGTAAATACCGTGGATCAAAATCCGCACTCAACTCAACTAGCTGAATTTCGGTATTAGTTGGATCAATGTAAGAGCTTACTACTCTGGATCCCAGGGAAAGAATCTTTTTGTTTTCTGACTTCTCAACTTGACCGATAGTTAGAGCTAGGGGCCTCTGGATGCCCTCGAAGACAAATCCTTGAGCGTTATTTTGTGCCCCACTTATTGTATTAATACCAAGGAAGCCCTCAGCTTTAAAAGCTACGGACCCGAAGTTAGTTGTGCTATTTGTTAGACTTGTGATCCCACCATTTAGTGACCATACCCCAACTGCTGGGCCAATAGTATACACAGATTGCAGTTGAGCATAGGCCCCGTTTCTTACTCTGAACCCAAAATGTCTAAAGTCTGTGTCTATGTCTACTATTCCCAGGCTAAGATTATCAGCTGTTTTCAGGTTCTGGTAGTAATAGCGTATGTTATTGATGGGTACTGAGTTTAATTCCTGGAGCTGGTCTTCAATGGTAACATCTACTATAGATGCGGGCCTTTGCGATAGGGGCTTGGATAGATATGTATACTCAGTTAACGACCACCACTTCTGTTCAGACTCTAGAGTTGTATAAACCTCGTATGCCGTTGGGTCATTTTGTAAACTGACAGATGTGCAAGAATTAGCAATGACGGACTTAAACCCAAGGATGTTAGATCCGTTAAAATCAATAAAGCACATTCCGTAATCGGACTTTAAATTTACTTGATTGACATAGGAGGATGAATTTTTTGTAGTATTTGAATTGATATTGTTCGGGAAAGCCGTATCTGTGGGGCCCACGATGACAAAATCACCTGAATTGACCAGTGAATCACCGTCAGTGACTTTACCACCGAAGAATACAGGGAAAGCCCTTTGAACCTTAGTATAATACTCAGCTAAATCATTTTTAGATGCTTCTTCAACTACCCTTAGTCTGTGGGCCGACTTCAGGGTGAAAGAACAGTTAAAAATTACTGCCCTGGAATTAACATTAAGTGGAATTGATGTAAATGCAACACTGGGTGCCCCACCAAATGGCAATTGCTTTTCTGTGGATAACTGAAAAGTATATGTTGTTATAGGGATGGCATAGTACTCACCAGCAGAAAAGGATCCGGTGCTTTGGTCTATGCCAGACGAGTACTGGGTGTCAACTAAATCATTCAATTCTAACCCATGCGGCCTCTTAGATCTAAATAACGCATAGGAATTCTGGTTGGTAACTTCGACCACTTCGATGTAGTTTACTTTATCATTAATTGAGAAGTTGGAAAGGGACGAGTTGCCTGATAGTTTAAAAATAGAAGTTGCAGGTTGATTAACTCCTGCCAATGCAGTGGGGAAAGTATGATTACGGTATGATGGTACATATGAAGGGCAAACTACGCACTTTCTCAAATCCAAGCCGACAATAGAGATGCCTGATGGCACTATAATGGACCCGCTCTCAGTGTTAAATTTGCTTAAATCAGATGTGGAAATATCTCCCGTTCCATAATTCGACAGGTTAAGAGAAAAATCCGATAGGCTTTGCCCAGGGCCATTATTGGCAGTGAATCTTGACGACGCCAAAAAGATTGTGTACCTATTAGATTCACTCTTCTGGGATAAACCAGCCAGTACGTTGCTGATATAAATTTTCGATAGCTCCAGGATAGCCCTTGTTAATGTCTGGTAGGGCAATGCTTGTCCATCATTGGCAATGGCATCCGAGGAGAACTGAAATTCCGGGGCTACAAATACTACATTACCATTACCCCCAAGAAAAGGCGCTGCGATAGACCTCCATGACCTTACAGCATCGCCTACATTCAAAGTACCGTCAACGGTATTCAACCAGGATTCACCCCTCTCTGGGGTGCTTGTAGGGGCATCTGGTAGAACTGCCGTAGGACCAACTTTAATTACTCTTCCATCTGTTGTTCCAAAGAATAATCCCGGTTCTTGGCTATTGGTGTTCAAACCGATTTCGCCGGGTTGCAGTTGGTTGGTAGGACGCTTACCCAGGAGACTGGATTTTGCGAAAATAATTTTGTTTGCTGATTGTTCTCTGGTCATTGCTAAAGAGCTTTCTATTTGAGCGCAAAGGCGCCCCTATTCTTACCCTTTAATCCTTAGAATAGTCTTTGACTCCGTCATACAAAATGTCGATAACTTTGGCAGCGTCCTTGTTTGATAGCTTGGCCCATGGGCCTTTCTCGTATGACTTCAGGGGCTCCCCAACCCGGGACACAATCATCTGGGCAATTTCGTTGTCAGAGACGCCGTGACTCCTGAGCGCATCGTAAACCCTGGGTAGATTGTCCCTCATTTTTAGTAAATTCTGGGGAGCATCCCCCTTGATTGACCCTTTATGTACTCCCATTTGGGGGTCTGTTTTTGATCTATGGTCCCCAGAGGTCAAGGGATCAGTTTTTCTAAGGTCGAAAGTCGAACCTTTTGGTAAAAACCCCTTGTTGGTAAAAACCCCCAGTGCTTCAGATAACGCTGCTTTGACGCTTTGCTGCGATAAGCCCATATCAACAAACCTGGACCTACCATTTTTATCGATCAATACATTATCACTATGGGCATCATTGTGGGCTATCCCGAGTCTATGGACCTGTGATCTCAAGAACCAGTAAGCATCTCCAATGGATGTCTTTCCTACTTTGTCTGAAGACTTACTAAAGCTACCATAACTCTCACCGGGCACCAGTCCCATGACTATACGACCATTTATTATATAGACACCACCCTCTGCCTTTGGTTTGCCTTTGGCTATTTCCCCATACACCAGTTTGGGGCCTAAACCGGCTTTCCCCAAGATTTGAGTTATTTCCGCTTCCGTTGTACTCACTTGGCCACGTTTAACGGCATAGCTCGGGTTTCCCTTTATCAAGAGCACAGTACCAAATCCACCTTCCCCTAATTTGGTTCCTTTACCTAGGGACCCGGACCAGTCAAATTGATCCTTAGTGCCATTAATGACCCTACCTACCTTGAAACTAGAGTCAAAATCAGAAGCATCATCTCTGGCCCATTGTGTGTTACCAGTAATTATTTTTCCTGGCTTCTTGATTGACTCTTGATTTACTTTGGGTACAGATTTTGTGCTTGTTTTAGCGTTTGGTTCCACCCTAGCCAAGTAGTCTTCTAAACTTTCCTTAGCATCATCGATGAAACTAGCATCAATAGACCCGGATATACGGTCAATAGATTCTGATATGTTATCCCCAAAATCAACCCTACAAACCTTTAGTCGGGCTATACATGTTGAACCGCACGATTTCCCTATATCACACCTATCTCCTTTACCAAACACGGACTCAGCCCCCGTTTAGTAAAGTCTCTAGTCTAGCGATTCGGTTTGATACTGTGTCTATCTTTTCGGAATATGACAATTCTTCACCTGTGGCGATTCGGTGGTCATCGGTATTCTTTCTGGCTAGGTCCAGGGTAGCCATCTTGGCATCGATGTCTTCGCGCTTCTTGACTAGTTCCTTAACTTGCTTCATTTGTTCTTGCAAGGATTGAAACGCCCCCCTCTGACGGGAGATTTTCATTTTCTCATTTAGGGACTCTATTTGGCTGGTTAAATCCGTATGCTTTTTCCCAAGGTCTCCATACTCACTGTAACTAGGTCGAAGGCCCAGGACTACTGTAGGCTCCATTACAGTACCTTTGGCATAATCTGTAGGCTTATGGGAATAAGCTTGGATCGCCTTATCGTATGCTTCTTTTGAGATTTTATCTTTTCTCATTTTAAGAGTCCATTATGTTTTCTTTTACCCTAATTGAAGTCGATGTTTTTTCTGGCCATAATGTCCATGGCTTCATTCCATTTAAATCGATTCGACCACCAGGCTGATGAAGATGGTCCTTTAGCGATGTTCTTGGAGTGCCTAGACTTAAACTTTTTACGCTTCACCCTCATGCGTTCAGATTCACCTTCTTTAGGTGGTCCAGCAGTTTCTGCACCCTTCTGGCCAAATTTTTTCAATTCTTCCTTACCGTCATGGCACCATTTGACCACATGGCTTTTCTCATCACCGGGTTTAGTAGGGCGTGGTTTATTACAAGCCATTTTAGACTTATCGTAAGTCTCCCCAAACTGCTCAGCAAACATGTTATAGAATGCCTCTAGGGCTTCATCGCTGAAATTTGCACTACCGTAAAGCATTACTCTTTCTCTCCATGTTTCAAATAGTCTGCAATTGCTGTTAAACTGTGGGAAGCTTCTGAAATTTTTGATGCAATCCAGGGGTCTGAGTTACTATTGGGGGTGATCTCTCCTAAGGAAGTGGCGATATTATCCTGCATTGATTTTAACTGGGCAATTAGCATACCGCCATTAGGTTCGAAATCAGCGTCCCCTTCCCCCATGATAAAAGTCGATGGTTTTGTAGCGGGTTCTTTTTTCATACCTGGGGCAATGGCCATCTTATCCATTGAGGTAAGGTCGGGGTTTTGACCCCTTGAAGCTTCACCAGATCTAGTCGCCCTGGAACCTTTAGCGCCCTTGGCAGCATTCTCCACAAAATTCAAGTCAAAGCCCAAACCTTGGAGACGTTTCCAATCGTACTCAGAAATAGTCATTTTATCTCAGGAAGTAATTAATGTTACCCTGTGGGGGATGGGGTCGTAATACTTGGGAATTAAATACCGCCATACCTAGCGAGGCCACCATTTAAATAATTTCCGGAGCGGTGATGGCTGAATGAATCGTGTCCTCATGATTTCGGAAATTTCCAGGTACAGGTTTTCTAAGGTATCCTTATTGCTCTTTATTGTTAGGTCAAATTTATTCCTTTCTTCAGTACCGTACTGAACTGACAAGATTCCAATTGGCAAATTACCCACCTTAACCATCCTATTGTAGAAACAGTCAATCCCATTCCTAGACAGATAGTCCTTACAAGCTTGGGGCAACTCCTCACTAAATTTCACAGTCAACCAATCATTTTCCTCAAGCATGGCTTCAATTTCCCTTATGAAACTGCCTATTTGAATATCCTTTACCGGGGATGCCATAGCAGCGCTATCTTTAGCTGTGTAGGTATTGGTGGTGGACATTTTTTGGAGGTGGTACCCCGTAAAATCAACTTGTCCATTATGGAAGGAACACAAAATAACCCTAGAAGCATTAGTTATGATGCCAATTTGGGCCAAACAAGTGTTGATTTCCTTTTCTTTCTCGATGTGATTTAGAAAGACATCCAGTTTATTTATAGTCCTAGGGGCAATCACCTTAGTAACAAGGGCCCAAAGGGCAAACCCAAGGACCAACACAGAATCGCCGGTAAAAGTGAAATTGACTGGGGCTTGAGGAGCAGGTTGCGGAGCAGGTTGCGGAGCAGGGGCTCCTTGTTTGATATTGGTTAGAGTGGTCATAGAATTTGGTAAATTATTTGGTTTTAGAGTGCTTTTTCCAAAGGTCGTTATCAGCCTGGCGAGCCTTACCAACTCCTGTAATAAATGAATTCACTCTGGCTAATGCCCATTGCTGCGGGGATACTCCGGGTCGGTGGCCGGAACGCCATGCTGCGATCCCCCTACTGTATACTTCTCCCAGAATACTAGCAGAAATACCTGACTTTTCCGATTTTGCTTTTAGTGCCTTGCTAGACCCCTCAGAATATCTGTCGTCGAAAGCTTTAGTTGCGGGGGATTCAGGGATTTTTTTGTTTCTTTTTCTGAACTTATCGTCAGATTCCCAATCTTTGTATAGGTCTTTGGAGGATACTCCAGGGTCTTTAGCCTTTTGCATCGTTTCTTTAGCTTCTTCCTTGGCGATGGTTTGTTCCTTGGGGGTCAATCCTTTTTTATACCTAGCGGGTAGGGCCCTCTCTACAAACTGCAAATCAAAGCCAAGACCTTGTAGGCGGTTCCAGTCGTATTCCATCAATTGCCATCCGGTAAACCACTACCACCATTTTCAAGCCTTTGCCTGACAGTTTCCGGTAAACCAGATTCCCATTTGTTTTTGATTGCGATGCGGATGATAGCAGCCATAACTTTACGTGGATCTGCAGTGCGACCTACGGATGACCATGCAGCAGCAACATCTTGGGGGCTGGCAATTGGGAAAGACTTTCCGGGGCCTGCGAATTCCCCTTTTGTTTTTCCTGCCTTTAGTTTTTCCCTGGCCTCAGCATCCCATTCCCTGAATTTTGCTGAATTGCCTGATTTCGCGTTACATGAGCTACATTTACAATTACCCGATTGGCAAGACTTGCATCCGCCTTCTTTGAACGGTTGGGGGATTGACATCAGTTCAGTATCGTCTGCAAAATTATATTCTTTTCTTTTAAGTTCTTTGAAAGAATCCATTCTAGCTTTGCGGCGACCCATGATTTCCTTCATGGCATCAGCTCCGTCAGCGTGGCCATCATAGTCCCTATTGACTAGGTTGGCCCTCCGTTCTCTGATGGCCTTATTGCCCTTTAGAATAGCCTCCTTGTGCATCGACAAGCCTCCTTCCGGGGTGGGGGACCATTTACGGCCGATTTTATTCCTTTTCATCAACTGATCAGTAGAAATGGCATTACTGGCATTTAACTGTCCCCCGACACCCGGCAAGAGTACAGAGGAGAAATCCATGTGTTCTCCGTAAGGCATAAGAGTAGTTAGAAACTTATTTCTTTTACCCTTTGCCTTCGGTGTTTGTATCTGGGTTGCTATCTATACTATTGTCCTTATTGTTTGATTTACCGGAACTTCCCTTGGTAGCCATTCCCAAAGCAGCAGCGGGTACTAGCAACGCTAAGAAGACATTGGCTGCTGATTTCCCGGTCTCGGTGAAATTATCGGTTATCTTTAGGCAGAAAGCTGAATAAGAGTCATTTGGTGATTTTCTCAGGTTATTACGACATGAAACATTATCATAACCGATCATAGCGATTTGTGCTACAAAAATAGCCACTAAAGCTTTAACTAAAAATGCTCTTTCGTTGAATTCTTTCATTGCCCTTCAGCGAATCTACTTAGATTTACCCTTTGCCAACTTACCAACTCTCAAAGGTAACGCACCCCCTCAATTACTTCGGGTGATACTTTACCTGAATTCTTTAATTCTTGGGCTGCCTTTAGGAGGGTTTGGGCTTTCCCCAAGTCGGTAGGGTTTCTTCGGGCAACTTTGTAGGCCCCCATTAATTTTTGGTATTTTTTATCGGACTCAGACATTTTGCTTGCCATCAGACTCCGTCATATAAGAGGTCTATATACTTCTTAGCTTGCTTGTCAGTGATTTTTGACCAGGATGGGTTGGTATTGAAATACTCATCTTTTTGTCTAATGTCAGTACTTCGGAATCTTCTAACGTCAGAATCTGACAAACCATCAGCTTTCATGGCTTCTACTACTGTTCTGATATTTGAACTAATTAAATTGAATATTTTTCCTTTTCCCCGGGAATACAACTGTTTCTCAGCTTCAAAGTCTGCCCCCGTCCTACTAGCACCACCTAAAGCCTCTGCAAGAGCTGCTTTACGGGAAACCTGGGCTAGCCCTAAGTCAACGAATCTTGCCACACCCTTATTGTCAATCATGATATTACCGGCGTGAGTATCATTATGGGCTACACCCAACCTGTGAATTTTAGCCCTAGCTGTCCAGTAAGCGTCCCTTGTTGTTATGCCGTTGACAACACCGGGCGACTTATAAAGTGGAGTTCCTTGCACTACCCCCATCGCGATTCTGCCTGTGGCCACCCTATATCTCCCACCCCCGAATTCCCCGTGCTGGGCCGCAATAAATTTAGGCCCTATGCCTGCTTTGCCGACAATCTTGAGGGCTTCTGCTTCATGGAGACCTATTTCCCCAGCCTTAATACCTACATTCCTACCTAACGCACCGTTCGGAACTTTGAAGAACGCCCCAAACATGCCAGCACCCATTTGGACTGCATTGGGGTTACCTACGGCGTTCCAATCAATGGATTTAGCTGCCTTACTGCCATCAACGTCCCTAAGTTTGAAGCCAGGGGAATCAATTATGTCGTAGACTTCTTTGGCTTTTACGGGGAGGTTAACTATGGGGGTTTTTGCTTCGGTTTTTACCTCTTGGGCTCCAACTATGGGGGGTTTTGCTACCGGAGTTTTCGCTACCGGAGTTTTCGCTGCCGGAGTTTTCGCTGCCGGGGTCTTGGCCGCCGGAGCCTTCGCTACCGGGACCTTAACCTGGGCCACACCCTGTACTTTCTTAATAGCTGCAACAGCTTTATTTAATCCGGGGTTTAAAGCCCAGGGGATATCAACCATGCAAACATGGTAACCCGGGATACAAGAAGCCCCGCAAGATTTCCCTTTCTTGCACTTTTTTCTTTTTAATTTAGGTAAATCAGAGCCGCCAAGCCTGGCTATTTGTCCCTTTTTTGCAGCATTAATTTGAGCTTCTGTTCTTCCTAGGACTACCATTGAATTAAAGGTACTGATACTTTAATTTACCCAATTTAATTTTCGTCGTTGTATTCTCCGTCTTCATTATCCTCGTTTCCGTCCTCATCGTGTTCATCGTTACCTTCGCTAAGGATCTCGTCGATTAGGGTATCAATTTCATCCTCATTTAGTTCTTCTCCACCTTCGACTTCGGACTCCACATAGGGGTCTTCTTCGTATTGGGTTTCGTTGTCGTTACCGTTGTCGTTGTCGTCAGAGTCACTTTCTGTATTACCGTCAGAATCGCTACCATCCGAACCCCAAATTTCTTCAGAAAGGCGTTCAAATTCTTCATCGGTTAGGTATGTTGAGTCATCATCAGCATCTTGACTGGTCTCGGCATCGTCAGCATCGTCATCACCTTCTTCGGCACCATCGCCCGGGGAGGCCGGGAAATAATCATCTGGGTTGAAAGGTTGGTTGGGCTTAAAGTCACGGGACAAACCATCGTTGGCCTTCCAGAGCCCCGTATGCTGAATCCAGGGGGATGTATTATGGACTACGTTCGTTGGCAACCCGTTAATGGGGTCAATTTCGTGATCTTCAGGGTTTGACAATTGAGCTGCATAAGCTGCGCGGAAAGCTTCAATAGCATCCTGTTCAAAATCGCCGTTGATTCTATTCGTCATTTGTTTAAGGGGTCGGTACTTGAATGTTTAAGTGTTGGGGGGGGGTGTTTGGGGTGTTGGGCCCTGGTCCATTCAGCTTTCAGTTTTTAGGCCTATTTCAGCAGATGTTGAAAGTGTGCCCTGAGACCTACTAAGACCAATGATTATTACCCATCATGCTGGCGGTTGGGGTCACCACTTTTCAATTTTACCAGAAATATCTTGCAATAGTTTGCTATTACCTTGAAGTTCCTCTTCATATTGCCTTATGGTGGCCTTGACTTCGGCCTTCAATTTACCCTCTTTAATGAGACGTTCCTTTCTCTCATCGTCAGTTTCTTCCTTTTCAGCGTGATTTCCGTCAGCATCATGATTTCCGTCGGCACCGTCAGCATCATCAATAACCACGGGGTGAACCTCATGGGTTAACCTATCTAGGAGTTTATCCATAGAGTCTTTCAACCCCCTTCTACACACTGAATCGGCAGAAATTTCCATGGGGCCGCAAGGAATCCTGTATAAGTCTCTAATTTTAGCCTCAGTTTTGCCCATGTCAAGCTTCTTCCCTGGGTTTTAAAATCCATTCATTTTCGTAGTCCATGTAGTGGATGCCCTTTCTTTTTTCTAATCTTCTGGCAGGGTCTTTCTTGTTGGCTTCCCTCATACCGTTTACCATGGTGTCCCGCATGGCCCTAAGTTTTTCCTTAGGCACTTCACAGTGTGGGCTGTCCCTGTAGCTTCTATACCATTTACAAACTTCTGAGGGGTCATCAGATTGTAACATCATGTTCCAGATCCCCATTTCTTGGCTACCGGTTAGCGTACCCACTGGTAATTTACCTTCTAGGTCTTCACGGGAGGGCCTATTAAATCTTGTGTCTCTTCTCATTGGGTAGCTACCAGTAGGGCTTCCATTAGTTCATTTTTGATAAACTCAGATGACACCATGTCTCCTCCTTTTCTTTCTAAATCCGACAAGGCAGACAAGGCTTTTGCATATTTATCGAAGTTTTCTTTATCGGAAGGTGCCTTACGAATTAAGACCTGGGCTTTTTCGATGCTATCCATAGTTTACCTCAGTAAGTTCCCTTCCCTTAGAACAGACTCCACCAGTTCATATTCCGCTGGAAAAAGTTTTTTCATTTTGGGTCCAGCGAATATGTAACTTGAAAATAGCTCAGCATAGTGCTCTAGTTGATTTGTTTTACTGTATGTGCTAACTCTTTTGAAGCTATCGGGAATTCCAACTTCTTTCGCTTTGAAGTGAGCGTGGTGCCCTAGTTCGTGAACTAATGTCACCAGTGTATTATTGCTGGCTGACCCTGGAGCTTTACCCATAGTATGTGGCAGTTCTTTACCTTGGGCGGCACTGGATAAATGCTTTTCGGCAGTGGCCTTGATTTTCTTTACTTGTGGGGTAAACCCCTGAGCTGACCGGATAACTGTGACCCCCTCTTTATACGCTAACCCGCCCCAAGTCTTATTGTAGATTTTCTGCGAGATGGTGAAATCTGGGTTTTTGAAGTACCCTGAAAATGCGCTTCTGAAGGCTTCTTTGTTGCCTGCAATGTCCTTCCAGTCCATGAATAGGGTTTTAGTCTTATTGAAAATCCTCTGGAGAACTTCTACTCTGCGAGGGGCGTCTGGGTCCAGGGTTTTTAAATCCCGGATGGCACCCATGATGGAATTCCTGTTGAAGTCTATCTTTAAGTCAGGGTGAGCTTTTACTTCGCCACTTCTTCTTACTTTAATTAGTCTCCCCAGGGACTCCGCAATGTATGGACTTAATTCAACCCTACAAACTAAACCCCGTTGAATGCAAGTTGAGCGACAAGATTTCCCTAAAGAACATCTTTTCTTCCCGGACCCCCCCCATCTCTGGGGTGCGCCTAGGTGCTGAATAGTTCCAGCAATTGCAAAATCAAATTCTTTAGGGTTATCTATTTCGATCATTAGTCCTCGTACCTGCCTATGGGAAATTTAATAGATGACGGGGTATATAGTAGTCTATGAATAAGATTTACCCGGAGTCATACTAACCCCCCCCCTATCCATTAAGCTTCGTATGCCTCCAAGATTTCTGCTATGATGCCGTTCCTGACGATGTCCCCCCTTTCAAATTTAACTCTCCCCACCCCTCTAATGGAGGAAAGCCGGTGATAGCAATCTAAAAGTCCATTTTCAGGTTTAAATACATCTAGGTCAATTTGCCTTGTGTCACCTGTAATGACAACTTTCGAGTCTTTGCCAACCCTACTGAGGACGGTTTTAACATTTTCTGGTAATGAGTTTTGGGCCTCATCAAAAAGAATTAGGCACTCATTTAGTGATCTCCCCCTCAAATCCTCTAGGAGTGTGGGTTCTACAATCTTTTTATCTACAAGGTAATCCGCAGCCCCCTTGCTTCTAGTCATTACCACCAAATTGTCATAGACAGGTCCCACCAGTGGCTTCATTTTTTCTTCCAGGGTTCCAGGAAGAGCCCCCCTATTTCTTTGGTGAGAACAGCCTACGTCACTTCTAATGTAATAAATTTTTTGAATGTTACCCTTAGAAATTTCACTCAATCCCCACCATAGCGCCACTAAGGTTTTTCCAACTCCTGATGGGCCTATAGCAATGGTGACTGTGTTCTTATTTAAAGATGCCCACAAGTCTTCCTGATGGTCTGTTTTCGGGTAAAAGGGTAGAACATCCATTCCCCTATAAGAGTGCTCAACCATTTGGGCAGACTCTGCGCGGCGCGATTTGCGCTTTTCTCTTGATTTCAACATTTGGTAAAGAGGGTTAGTGACGACTGTGGATAACGTGTATGCTTCGTTGCTAATTTGGATTACATGATCCTCACCCCCTTCTAAACTAATAGGCAGAGTCATTTGTGAAAGGGAACTCTACGACCTTATTTTACCCCGCCCCCGGTAAAAAGCCCCCGTTAGAGGGCTAATGCATCAGAGAGACCACCATTTATCGTGGTTGAGCAACCACTCTATATACTCATTCATGGACCCTTTCGACGAATAAGTCGAATCCATTAGCGCCACCACACCATCGGGAGTAGGAGTCTTTCGGGATTGTGTATTGGGGTCTTTTTTTCGCTTGATCAAGGTACTTATCCGAGGCAAGGTCTGTAATGAGGCAGCGGGTGCCGTGAAGCTCCTGCATGATAGCAGAGTTTTTATCAGTTGGTGAAATAGCCATTTTGATACTGTTGGTAACAACAGCAACTTTTTATGCGGTTGCGAATCGCAATTTGTCGTCAGGTCTTGCTTTTAGTACCAAAGGCCCTGGTTAACGGTAGGTAGGAGCTGGCTGTAACTAACTAGGACAGCGCTCATGATATCGGATTGGACAATCTCGGGGTCACGACATTCATTGAATGTGCTCTGGATATCCGGATTGGAAAATTTTACTATCCTTGAGTCCGCCATATCGGAGAAGCGTTTAATGAGTGCTTGCCTCGGCTGTCTACCTACGCAAACGTTTAACCCTAAGTCCTGTAGGTACACAACCCAAGCTGCACTTGGCCCGCCGAATTCAAGTACAATTTCTTCCGCTCCGTATGCCTTAACTGCTAGGCTTAGGATTACTCCGACAGTTTTCAAGTCCCAATTGCCTTCGTAAGTGTCAAGGACATACATGTAGTCTCTTTCTTTTGAAACCCCCGCGATGCAAATACCTGTTTTATCAATGCTGTCGGCTCTAAAGGCAGGATCAACAGAAATGATAACTCTATCTAATGGGGGGATTTTCGGTGTCGGTGAGCACCCCTTGTACAGCCATGAGAACTTTTCATCTCCTAAGTTTCTTCTGAGGTCTTTTAAATTTTCGGGGGACGGGTATTGGTTGGCATTTCCTAAGGTTTCCCCTACATTCCTACCCAGAATGTCAGCCTCTGCCTCTTCTTTACTTTCAATAATTGCTGACAAATTAATGTGGACGGCTCCTTTCAGGTTTGATACGGGGTCAAAAACACCGAATTTATCTAAGAAGTAGCCGAAAATGTCTTCATCACCCCATCTTGACCCAAGAACAACAATGGCACTGTTTTGGTGGCGCCGGGTCATAATTTCCTTTTCTATCCAGTCTTTATTTACTGTTATATTTGAGGACTTGTGATAGTCATCGATTAACCAGACCCCAGGCACTTTAGAATCGGGATTGGTGTTCCCATAAGCATACCCGGGTAAAGGAAACCCAGAGGAAACTGGCACGACACGGTGCGGTTCAAAGTCAATTTTAGAAAAAATTTCCTCAAAAAGTGGATTATTAACCTCTTGCTTCACCCTATTTGCTGTCAACCTAGAAAGACTTTGGCCGTAAGAAGTTACGAAATGGTTAGTATCAGGGTCTTTACCCAGGAGCCATGACAGAAAGAGAGAGCCCAATGTAGACTTCCCTGTGCGAGGGGGCATTGATACTAAGAGGATTGGGTACCTACCTTCAGCAATGTCTTCAAAGGCGGACCCCAAGATTTCGTAAGTTTCCCAGTTTAGTAGGGGGTCTATGTCTTCTGTGGTGATAGACAAATAAGTAGAAAAACTATATTTGGCACACTCTTTAGTGTAGTCGGTGATTATTTCCTTAGTAGCGCATCTCATTTCAAGTTCAAGAAGACCTCTTTTATACTTTCTCCAGCTTGAATGTTCAGATAGCTGAGAAGAGTGTGTTATTTTTGGGTGTTTTGGTGTCATTTTAATTAAGATTTTGTTGGCTTGTGTTGATTTTTGGTTTGCTCTAGGATTTTTTTACCTGGGGTCAGAGAGATAGCCCATAGCCAGTGTCATCCCTGTTGAGACGTGGTCTAGAAAAAGAGTCTGGACCTATAAAACCAGAACCAGAATCTAAATTATTGTAAAGTCCAGCCGAAGGTAAATTCCTCCCTACTCTACCAGTAGGTAAATTCGAATCACCCAAGAATGGCCTTCTGTTTCCTCCGCTCCACCTCCTCGCTTGTATTATAGCATCTTGTATCCCACGGTCAACGGTGTCTAGCTTCATCGCATAGTACGTCAGGGACCACACAAACGCATCCACCGAGTCATCGTGCTTAACGAAGGGGAATCCTGTTAGCTCCTTAATAAAACCATCTACCCATAACCCCTCAACGAGTTTAACCCTGTCATTCTCTAAAAGTGGACAAACAGCTTCGAGTCTAACCGTTTTTGACCTGAGGGGTCTCATTTCTTCTACAGGTATTTTTGTTTCCCGTCTCAACATTTGTATCAAAGATTGGCCGGATGCTGCCTTTTCTATGCAGATTACTTTTGGTTTGTAGAAGGAATGTAGTTGCTTAATAGATGCAATCAAATCAGGGAAGCCCCATCTCCCTTTAACGATTTCCCTAATGTAAACAGTTCGGGGGTCCCTAGTTGAGATACCAGCCACACAGACCGCAGTTTCGTCTGCACCTTCTTTTTCAGAAAACGCACAGTCTACACCCAGCCATACTACATCTAGTGGTGGGCACTTTTTTTCTTCTACCGTGACGATCCATCCGGCCTTTACAATTTGACCTTCTGCTGCAGTTGGAGTCCCTTGATAAAGGGCCGCAAATTTGGAACTGCCCATAGTCTTCTTTTGGGCCTCCAGCATATCAATCGAGAATGCCGGGTTATCAGGCCAATGGGACTCACCGATTTGCCTGCCCAATGGGTCATTAACGGGGTCTTCACACAGGCCCGCAATATTCACCCATCTCCAACCTTCTGGGTTTTCTTCCTCATCATAGCTGCCGTCCGATTCTAAAACCTGGCCATGCAAATCATTGGCATGAAACCTGGTCGCAATAATTAGACGGCAATAGTTGTTAGTTTTACGTGTCGATGCCTCTTCTTGCCACCACGTTTGGAGACTCTCAAAAGCCCTGGCAGAAGCTGAGCTTTTCAGTGGGTCGTCGATTACCATGGCCCCCACACCTGGGCTAATAATGTTTACAGACCCTGCCGTATGGCCAGTCAACACACCACCGACAGAAGTAGGCAGGATGTATCCGCCACTAAGCATCTCAAATTTAGAGTCCCTAGCAAAACCTTTCCAATCAGGGAAGATTTTCTTAAAGACAGGTGTCTTCAACATGCCGATAACTTCCTTATGGAACTTATTGGACAGTGATAAACCATAAGAGGCAATAACGTGTTGAGTTTCTTGATCTCTCCCTAGCAACCAGGCCACAAACATCGACGCCAGCATTGATTTACCGGACCGGGGGGGACAGGATACGATCAAGTTATGGTAACGTTTATTTGCTAGATCCTCAAAACCACTGGCAATAATTTCATGGAAATCTGCGACCTTTAACGCACCACCCTTCATCAAGTCTGCAAAAGCCAGGAAACAATACCTAGAAGACTCAAACATGTAGTTCTGAATGACAGAGTTTGGTGCTTCTAGGACATTGAGATGATGTAGACCCCTAATGTAATGGCGCCATGAGCTGTGCTCATCTAGTTGACTAGCGTGGTTTATTATCGGCCGTGGGAGTGTCATACTTGGGGTTTAAACTTCTTAATGAGTTCAGCCGCAGTACCTATATACTCCTTAGTGAGTTCCTTCTCAGACTTACTTTCACCTTCTGTCAAAGCAGCCGTATCGGAAATGAAATCCCTATGGGCTTTAACGGAGGAGTTAAAAATTTTCACTAAATCGTCAGTACTACACTCCTCCAAAGAAGCCTGGATAATAGTCAAGGAGTCCTCAGCTACTTGTAAAGTCCTGAGAGCTAGCTTTTCCTTTTGACGTAGAATTTTTTCATTTTGATTCATCATCTGAATCTCCTATTACAACTTGAGCAACCCTGTGGTTTAGGGGTAGATTTGTAGGAGTGCAATCTTCTTAGCAGGGTTTCAGCTAGTTTGTTATCGCCGGATTTAACTGCCGTATGGTACTGAGCCCATAGGGATCTTGGAGTTTCCATTTAACAATTAGCAAAGTTGACAAGGTGTAGAGTTTCCTGCCTGCGAATCAGATTAGGGGCTGTCATTTGAATTCATTCTTTAGCAAAGGTAACCATGGCAATCTTCAACACAGGGCCGTAGGTTCTGGCCCACCCTGGCAAACCCCACACCCAAGTTTCCACAGGGAATTCATGGAAGCAAGTTCAAATGTACCTTCTAGTAACCAACCTTTCCCTTGAGGAGATTGACCCACGAAGTAAAATCTTCCCTTAGGCGCTTGAATGAATATATCTGGTTTTACCCCAATTAATGAACCTCCCGCTAGGGTTTGGGTTTTTGCCTCTGGATTTAGGGGATCTGAGTAGAAAATTTGAAAAGCCCCTTTAACAACTGCAAATTCACCAGTATTCATACCCTGAAAGAAAATAGCCTCTTTGACAGAATCGGATGCAATGCCGCTATTGCCATCGGTTGCCCCTTCCAGTGTATTCCTCCATAGTTCAACGGCGTATCTAGCCAGTTTTTTTCCAGAATCCACATAGAAAACTTCCCTCAGTGGCTGCCTAGTTTGAGCGTCCCAAACGGTAACCACTAAGCGACCATCTTCGGTATAGCTATTGTTACTTAGCAAATAAATAGGTTGCCCCAGGGGGTCTTCTATGTATACTTCAGTAGGATCGCAGATAAAGACCCAGTCTCCACTTTGAGTTACTTCATTACTCCACCTGATGCCAGACTGGTTGGAAAACTCATATTCTGACGGATTAGCGCCAGGGTACCATGGGACATAAATACTACCGGAAGCTTCGTCTACTACTCCGCCTAGAGGCAATGTGGTAGCTACATTAAGTCCTGGGAATAACTGCCTGCAATCTCCCCTTTGGACGCAAGGATCTAATGCGACGTATGGGTAGACTTCCTGGACTGTTACTGTATATAGTTGGGTGTATGTGTATTGAGATTGATTGGTTACTCCTGTAAATTGGGTCGATGCACAGTGGAACGGCTCAGTAACTTGTACGAAAGAGCCCGACGGCACCCCACCTGAAATTGTAATCTCTGAACCCATTAACAACTGGGTGGCAAAATCATGGCCAGAACTGGTTAGGTAATTTTGACAAGAGAAATTCAATTCAAATTGCATCCTCTTATCGTAAATAAGGGGGATTTTATTTGTCACATTAGACGATGCCCCCACAAATCTAACCACAATGTTATTAGTCTGATTAACCACACCCTCGTTATCCATGGCATCTGCCAGCCGTAGGACATTGACATTAAGTGGGATTAAAGGTGATGCTATCAGGGAGTCGCACAGGTACTGCTCTATGCGGGTTATAGTAGAAAGTTCAGCCATTGTTTACCTCATGGGAATATTGTATTTGACCCGCCGATGTCGTAACCACCCGCATCATTAGGTTGTATGACTTGTGGGGTGCCACCTAGGTCTTCATAATTACTATCTGTTATCCAGTTGGAGTTGGTATTATTTTGTCCTGTGGCGCCATAACCCAATCGGTAATCTGGGGATTGATCCCCGGCTGGGTCATTATTCCAACCGCTGAAACCCTTTCCGGATACACCATTATACCTCTGCGGAATACGCCATGTCCGCATTATGCCGCGTTTAGTATCAATAGCAGAGTCCCCGTGTCCTGCTCGGATGGCAGTCATTTGCCGTTCGGCATCTAGTTGCTTAAGAGCCTCTACATAATCACTTTTGATATCATCTCTTTTACGGACTGTATCAAGGTAGTATCTAGCAATAATTAATGCAGTCCTTCTGCGACTACTGGTAATTAGTACTTTGCCAGCCTTTCCAGACTGCTCAATATAAGAGTCAATTAGGGAATTAGCATCCTCAATGGCCATCCTGAGCTTAACTATGTTAACGCTAGTCGCAGAAGCATCATCGATATTTGTCAGTTGAACGGCTTCCTTAAGGCCGAAGGCTGTGATGAAATCATCCGGGGATGCGCTACGTGGGTCTGAGCGATTGGGTGTTAAAACTCCTGAACGATCCTGATAGGGGAAGCCATAGCCGCCGATGGTTTGCCCCAAGTTAGACCCCTTATGGGTGCCATCGGTCTTTTCGTCAGGGGCTAACGTATTTTTAACCGCAAACCTATAAAAGGCCCTGACGGCATTCCTCTTTTTGATTACATCATTTGAACCCGGCGGTATGGGCCCCCTGAGGCATACATTTAGGTCTAGTGGTGGCTCATACGAAACAAAGACTTCATCCCAAGGGGACAATGCAGAATCTAACCCCAGTGAAATCATCGTATCTGAGGAGTACACTATGGTGTTCACCCCATACTGACCGAAGCATACTGTGAAGCTAGAGACGGGAACCGGTATGGTAATGTCTAATGGCCCATCAAAGAATAGGACAACATTATTTGGGGTCGTTAAAGTGGATTCCTTTAATTTGGGTATTGCCATGATTATCTCAGAATTAAGTAATCGTCAGGTTCATTGGTTACGGGGAAGAAATTCTCTGATACCCAAAATGGATAGGCATCTCTATTGACCCTGACCAGGAAGCCCTTTCCCTCTGGGTACAAGCAATTGACTAATACCTGGGCAGCAAGTCTCAGGGGCCATTCGTCTCTCCAGTTAATCTCCCAATGCTCTACTGTAATAAGGTTACCCACAAGAGTGTAATCGATTCTGGACACAATATAGCCGCCCCCGAAATCAGGTGCAGGATAGTCAAAAGTTTGCTGCAATGATTCATAGGGTTCTCCGTCGTATTTACCGAGGATGTATCTTCCTTGTTCTGGGCCATTTTCATAGTATAGAAAATCTTGAAAGGCAAATAGGTCTTGGCGATAAATTGAAGGTCGGCGGATAGCCATTGTTAAATCGCAGCGAGTACTGTGAATGTGCCATTCTGGGTTACAATTCTAGTTGGTCTAAACTCTTTACCAGCGACAATCAGGCGGTCGGTATTTGTAATATCATTTACCCTAAGGGTTTGTTCGCAGTTTACAGGTTGCTCGCAATTTACCGTCTTTAGGAAGTTTGTTGGAACCCCGACGCTAAACAAGTCTTTACTAAGCAAGCTGTCACCTACAGAAAATGATACATCAGCAAATATGCTTCGAGACGCATAGATTGAATCATAAACCGACAGATTATTAACTACACCAAGGGACTGATAAAAAACTGGAGCCAACGGGTTTGTGGCACTTTGGCCGAACCCTTGATAGATTGGGAACCCTGGGTCATAATCAGCGTTGTAGTTACTTTCGAATGCCATTATTTGAAGGGGTTTAGTGCGGAAGTCAAGGATGAGTAAACAGTGTTTATAGTACCTTGGGGATTTTGTAGCGTTTTCAGTATGAAATTAGTTTGAGGGGAATACGATTGTAGGGCCGCCAATGCAGTTGACTGAATAAATGTTGTGGGATCTGTTATGATGTTCCTTGCAGCCTCAGCGATAGAAAGGGCCTTTTGTGCTGTTTTTAAAGCAGTCTCCGCAAAGTTTATGCCAGGTATTGCCGGTAGAGTCGCTGGAATTTGCGGGGTCCATGCGGTAGTAAAAGAGCCTTTAATTTGGCCTTCTATGAACCCAGCATCCTTCCTCACAAAATCCATCGCAGCACCCATGTCTAGGAGCTTAGGGTCTTCGAAAGGGAATGGTTGTTTATCGCTCATCGGTGGAGGATTCCAATTAGCATCGACCCCAAATGGGTTACCAGTGGGCGCAGTCCCAAAAGCCGAGTATCTTTTGCACTGGCCATTGGATGTTGGAAAAGTACAGTCGCCTACCGTCCCAGCTTGAATGGGGTTTTGCCTATTTCCGGAAGAGTCCGGCGGCTGAATAGAATCATTAGCCCCTGCGTGTCCATGCTGCAAGTCACAATGCCTTACCCAGATGTACTCACCGTTTCTTTTCAGACAGACGCATACCCAGTCAGAACTCATGGGGCCATCTTCTTCTATGACAGAGCAACCACGGTTTTCCTTGCAAGGTGGTGGCAGGCTCCCTGAGGGGTAAGCCGGGAGGCGAGTCATGGAAGAGTTGTTAGGAATTGTCAACTCCCCTGCCGCTTGTTCTGTTAGGTTTTGTGGGTCATAAAGGGTATCACTTAAGATGGCATAGTGATATTGGCCATTACTTAGTATGACATTTACTCTGGACCCCACCAAGTCAGGGGGCTGCTTACCGACAAATGCAGGAGAAGCGTCAATCCAATGGGAATATGAATTTCCTTTGCCGTCCCTTGGACCCGAAAATAAACCTGCCCCTTCAATTTCAGGGATATCCTCCGGGTTCATAGCATCAAATAGTACCCTCACCCTGCCGAGATTCTCAGGGTCATCGACATCGACTATTTTTCCCCTAACCATCCCCCTAGGTAAACCAGCATACTTAGCATTGGATTCTGCAAATAGCATCAACCTAGCTAAATTGTGAGTTAGCGGTATACAACTGAGACTTTGTGCCATTACTTATGCGCTGAGAATCTAGGGGTATTTCTAAGTTGGGTGCGCTTTGGTTGGGGACGGGTTTTAACTAATTCTTGTGCCACTTGTGCCACTTGTGTGTCACTAATCGGAAATTGAGTTAATTCATTTTTGTCTAACTCTGCAGTTTCCTCAGGCACTTTTGGTTTAGAGAGGGCTTTAAGAATTGGGCTTAGTTGCTTGGGGCTTACTTCCAAAATTGGTTCAGGGCTTTCGGGGGTTTCGGGGTTCCCAAGGTTCCCAAGGCCCTCAGCGCTATCGGAGGTAGCGGGGGTTAAATCCTGAGTCTCATCCAAGTTTTTTCTTTTGGTGGTCATAATAATTTGTTTGTATGATAGATTTTTACCCTGACTTTATTGTTACAGATCAATTATGGGCAATCCGGGCACGGGGTCAAATAGAGGGAAGTTCTTTGCGTACATTTTTTCCAAGACGTAGGATTAAATGGGTCGAAGAAAGTTTCATCAGCGGCCGACAAATCAGCAGCAAAATACGCATAGCCGACCTTATAGTGGTTGGCGTCTACTCTGTAAGATTCTTCGTTTATGACACAAGTAGTTGGAATTTTATAGATACTAGAATCCCAGAGTGGTGCGTCTACTCTTTCGATAATTGAATCTTCCAAGTCATTAGCTAAGTGGCCAGATAGTCTTCCGCATTCGTCAGCTCTGTAGTAATCCCCTTCCCAATCCCCATAGGCTTTATCTAATGTGGCTTCAGTGGTCGCTCTACGGTCGTGGAGGGGGGCATATTCCACTATTTTGGACCCTGAGAAATCATCAAAATCAATGTCCGCACCCGGCAATATGGCAGCATTTAGGTAGTCCTCTTCCAGACCTAGGCCGTACCTTACATTGGAATATAAGTAAGATTCAGAATACAGATAAGTAGGACTCGATGGTTCTAAACCGTATAGAAACACATCGTCGTAAATCCTTGGTTGTTCCTGCTGAGGGGGACACTCCATGTCTTCTGGAGATAGAGGAGACCCCCATAAGCCAAAATCTTGGCAAATCAGGTTTACTTTTTGCCACTCCGGCCCGTTCCTTTGGTAAGCCGGCGGCAACCTTAGGGAATAATTCTCCCAGTTATCATCGCCTACTCCTGAGTTTAAATCAGCCACGAGGGCATTGTCATACATATCCAACTCTGGTGCGGAATTGGCCACATACAGGGGCTTCGTCTTCCAAATTCTCAAAGAAGTAGAAGCGTCCATTACGTTGGGGGACATGTAGATTTGTAACCCACTGAATACCAAGTTGGAGATGTCGTGTCTAAATGTATAAGTCAGCGAATCCGTTATTATTACTGTCGGGAGTTTAACTTTTCCCTCGAAAGTCATTGTGTTGTAGGAAAAATTAAAAGTCCCATTTAGGCTGTCAACTGTAAAAACTATTTGGAAGTCATCAGTTTGATACGGAATGGATGGCTCTAGTGGTACATCGTTACAAAATACCTTAACAGCATCAAAATTGACAGCTGATGATGGGGCAGCAGGGGTTAAACTATTGATGTCTACCCAGTCTCCTTGTAGTTCCCATTGGGTGCCTACTAACTCCCACCGATTATAATAGAAGATAGATGCCCCCCTTACCTGTGGGTCGGGGTTACTGTAATCCCAAGATAATTCCCCATCTTGTAGCTCATCGCCAAAGAGACGGGTATTTCCGATGTACTTTAATTTGGACGGGGGTGAAATATACCATGGACTCCTGGGTTGATTGCCCCACCTTGATAAGATCAGGGGGTAAGGGCCGCCCAGGTTTGCCAATAGGTTGGCAATCACATAGCTACTAGTTGATGGACTAAGGGATGCCGAATTTTCTAGTTTGATAATTACCCTTGCAGGTAAAATGGGGGCGTCTATGGAGAAGTTTGCCTCATTAAGGTATACTACAGACTGCAGCTGCCAGTGCCCCTCATCAGATGGTTTGAACATGTCGATTTGGCAAGTGCCAGATATGGCCCCAGACAGACCTATAACTCCATCAGCTTCTGATAGCCCAGTGGCGTCTAAGATCCTAACGACTGCCCCGATTGTAATTGGGTCCGTATAGCTAGAGAAACTATTATAATCAGGGAATAGGAAATCAGGGATTAAGGGGAAATTACCATCCTCCGGATACTCTATCTCCACCCATGGGCCACAGTTGAAGCCGCCCCCGTCGTAAACCGAAAATGACCCTGTCTGGCTATTCCACCAGATTTGATTTTGTTTTGGAGACGGGGCAGTAGGGCTTACTGCTGCCTTCTGGTAGTAAATGAAATTTAAAATGTCATTAAATGGTATCTTTCTTTCCACTGGCGCCAAATACAGGGAGTTTCTCTCATCGAAACCGTGGAGGCTAAGGCTATCAAATACGAAATTAAATGGTAAAAATCCTCCCTTATTCCCCCAGACCCCCGTAAAATTATCTAAGACGGATTTGCAATTCCAGTCGCTACTGAATGACCAGGGCAGTACCAAGAAAGTTGAACTATATATACCGTACTTCAATAGGGCATTAATTCCAAGACCTTCTAATTTTAGATTTAGAGGGATGTCTAGGAACCATGACTTTGTTTCAAAACTATAGGATGGATCTATAGTAACTTCTTCAGAAATGATGATCTGTACGGGTTTATCAAAGTATAGTCTAGACCCCGCATAAAATATGTTGAATACATACGGTAAAGAGTATCGGTTATCAAAATCTGGGTGGAGGACTATGGAACCAGTCTGATTTACTAGGCTAACCAAAAATGAAGCATCAGCAGAGACGCCTGGAGTTGGCCTATAGAATGGGGCTGGTCGAGTACTTTCTATATCAATTTTAATTTGACTACCAATAGAATAATCAAGTAAGAATTGATCATTAAACTCGCTAATAAACAACGATAAGGATTGGCTATTTTTTTGGACATCCTTTATTTCGTATGAATACTCCCCCAATGTCAAAATTTGACCGATTTGAATTCTGTTATCAGATTCAACTACAATGGAACCTTCCCAGTTCCTAATTTCTTTGACGGCGGGGAATACAGAGCTATTGTAAACACCGAAAGTACCACCCAAGAGTTGTCGTTTTTGGTCTATGTTTGAAACAAGACTGAACCAGTATTCATCACCGCTCCAACCTAATAGCTGAGCTAACCAATCTAATTGGTTACTAACTCTGGTTCCAACTTGTTGGACAGATGCAGCTTGACTCTCTGATAGGAATGGATTGGAATACCCATAGAGTTCGTAGTCGTCTATGTTAAAATTTGGGGAAATTTTGGTCATTTTATTCTACAATGATTAGATCATCTGATAGTGCTAAGTATTCTTGATTCATGCAAGTATTGGGGGTCATCCAAAGGGCCGAATAATTATCCACTTGCTCGTATAGGTTAATCAAGTTGTCATCCCATGGCCTTGTAAGCCATTCTGCAATGGGTTGGTAATCTGCATTTACAGACTCTCTGATGTCAAAAATTTTCTTTACTTCATAACTCGGGGAAATATCAACTTGAGCAAGTTTACAATAGGTGACCGGAACCTCTTTTCCAGCACCATTGACTACTGTAGATGGCAGACTGCCTAGTGGGTGAGCAACAAGAGATACTTCTGATTTACCCGTAGATGGTCTTCTCAGGAGGGAGATGGTCCCTGAAACAGAAACCGATTGTATGGAAATTTTGGGGTCAGACCACTCGATTTTCCAACCAGTATTAAAAGTAGGTATTGCAATTTTAAATGTAAAGAATTGACCTATACTATCCCTACTAACTTCCACTGTTTCCACAAAAATCCAATCTGGATTAGGGCAGCATGGATTATCAGGGTGCGGTTGTCCGGGGTTATCAGGATCTTCGTTAAGACAATTAGTTATAGATAGGGTGGCGCTACCCGTAATTACAGTGTTAGGTGGGCAACGGAATGTTATCTCAGAAAAAGAAGCCGCCCTGGGGAATTGCCAGTATAGGTACGGCGCTCCAGAATAATTTGGGAATACCCCGTCGTAATTTCTCCATTCTAAGGTCGTATCATCGCAAAAAGCATGTTTAGGTACGAACCTCCACCCTACCTCAGAATCTGTGCCACTGACGACATTCATTTCGTGACCTGATAAGGAATAATTCTCTACAGAATATAAAGCATAGAAGGGGGAATCGTCATAGGTCAATCTATAAGCTATCAAATATTGGGAATCAGCCATCCCAACCAATTCTAAATTTATAATGACTGGACCTATGGAAAGATTACCGTGCTCCCAAACTACGGTTCCAGGTTTGATGACTAAAAATTTATCGCCCCCTGATGCAACAACTTCTAGGGAATTAGGGCCAAACGGACTTTCCCCAGGCGGTAGATACACATAAGCAGACTTCCTATCTAGTCCAAAGTCAATATAGTATCGTTCCGATGCAGCAGGTAACCTACCATAAATAGGTCTACCACCTGGTACCCATTCAGTGGGTGTCTCAAACAGGTTATTAGCCTCTTGAAACTGAACGGATATTATAGTACCAAATGTAGGATTAGAAGATGTTTGAATTTCCCCCCTACCCCCATTTAAAGGCGTGATGATCTGGCTCATAGACTTAAGGTTCCCTCTTTATAGTCAGGCGGTTGATAAGGGAAAGTAGTCCCAGTATACCAAGAGAGTTGGGGAACATCTGTATTGGAACTAGGGTTCTCCCATACATAAGTGATTTCCTGGTTGGAGTTGGTAAATCTTCCTGTATTACGTGGCACTAATGTTATTTGAGCTGCGCCTAATTTAATCGAGGATGTCTCCAATCCAAATTGAGAGATAATTTCCTCTTCACACCTGTAAAAAGAGACGTACCTCAGTAGGTTATCGGCAAATTCTTCAAATCTGGCCGTATTGGTGACTGTCATGTTTGTCCAGTTGGTTACCGTTGTTTGAGGTGTGAATGCTCTCATTACCCTGTAGATATTCCTGCCATCTTCTGCTACAAGGGTGTCCTCTGCGTATTTGACATACTCCGGATTAAAATATGGGACGTATGCCCTGGGGTCAAATTCGTTTGTTCCAGCTTCTGAGGAGTCTATGAAAATACCATTTTTGTA